AGAAGGATACCTATATAGATTTACAGTATCAAGCACTATAAATATACACAAAACAGCCAGTGCGTCGTCGCTCATTGTGCCCTCTTTATCTATCATTGTTACCCCACAACTTCTTCATAATAGTCAGCATTAGCATCTTATATCTTAAACTTTCTTTAGCTTTGTACCATATAGAGTCTGCCTTTAATCTATTTTCTATAGATTTAAGTCTTTTGGTTATAGACATGCCATAAGCCTACATTAAGCCAATTGCGATTGGAAATTGGCTAATTGAGTGATTCATATTCAAAGAATGTCTATAAAATGGCATTCTCCTTACAGTAATAAAAGTTTGACCACGCTTAACATGTAGGACGTTTGCTTCGCGCCTTCTCTTTAGCATTATCTTAATTCTACGGTGAGATGTCTCTCTCTTCATTGATATGGGACTTTTCATCGATTCCTTCTCCTAATAGTATGTAGTTTGCTAAAGTGCCAAGCGCCATGTTGAATCGCTCGCTCTTCGTATAACCTGATCCTTTAGCGAAAAAGGGTAAACAATCGTTAGCGAAAGGGCAACCAAGGCATTCCTCGCCTAAGCAATCACCACGCTTATCTATTATAGATTGTAACTTTTTAAGGTTGTCGTTTTCGTTCATTATACCCTCTCTATTATTCATTATACTAATGATATAATGATTATGGAGGAATACAGTATGACGACTAACAATTCTGGTTACGGCAAATTTCAATCAAGTACACCGACTGGTTCGGGCTTTAACGGAGCCGGTACACCAGGAAACGGAACTAATTACCCTACTTCACCATACTCATATCCTTCCGGTATGCCTTTATTTATACCTGACCCTAGTATCAAAGGAGTTTCATTCGATCAGTTGCTCCAGAATAGGGGCATTAGGTTCGTACATCGACTCGCTGCACCATGTCCAAATGTGGAAAAGCTCAATGATAACAACCACGACCCACTGTGTGGAGTTTGTGACGGCAACGGCATACTCTACTATAGAGAGAAGGAAATATGGGGAGTATTTTACTCCAACTCGCTTCAGAAGAACTTTGAGATGCAGGGTATCTGGGAGATAGGCACTGCTGTAGTAACACTTCCAACAACTTATCCAGACGGCACTCCTGCTGAATTTAATACGTACGATCAACTAGTTATACAAGATACCCAGGTTAGATTGTGGGAGCTTATGGAGTATGAACCTAGGCAAGATGGACTTCATCAAGCTAGATATCCCATTGATACTATTGACTTTGTTGGTGCAGTTAAGAATAATCAGAAAGTTGAATTTCAAAACGGTGTAGATTTTAATATAGTCAACGGTAAAATATCTTGGATCGCTGGCAAAGAGCCAGACTATGATCTTGCTTCTCAGAAGGGGGAAGTTATAAGTGTAGCTTATTTTGCAAAGCCAGTCTATGCAGTGCTACAACACATGAGAGAGATAAGGATGACGCAGGAATTAGTGGGAGGAGTCAAGACTCCTTTACGCTTACCGCAACAAATATTAGTAAAGAGAGATTTCTTAGCAAATCCACCAGAATCGGAATCGTAAACGCTGTAGAATAGGGGTACTACATTATCTTTTTAGGTACTTACGCCTAAAAGATAGCATAGGTTACCAACAAGTTATAATCTATAGTAGATTATCGATTCGCTGGGAAGGAGTATTATGCCGGCGCCAGTCAGTAAAAAACAAATGCGCTATATGCAAGCGATTCTACACGGAGACGGGAAGGGCACATCTTCAAGAGGAGATAGGGTTCCTAAGTCTGTTGCCGGTAAGTATGCAGCAGCTAGTAAAAAGGGCGGTTCCAAAGATCTACCCAATAGTAAGGGTAAAGAGATGGAAGGCGGAAAGTGGGGAGAAGCCCATCACGCCAAAGATAAGAAGAAAGTTCAGCAAAAGCGAAAAGATCGAAAAGAAGCTAAGAAAAACCTTAAGAAAGCTTTAGAAGAATACTTAGAGAAGCAGAACCACCGTGGCGGCGGATGCTTAGTAATAGACTCTGATGGCAGAATGCTTCTAGGAAAAAGGACCGACACCGGAGAGTGGACCACACCAGGTGGAAAGATCGAAGACGGCGAGTCATTCCAAGAAGGCGCACTCAGGGAGCTCAAAGAAGAGTCAGGCATCTCAGCCAAGGACGCTAGCGAGATATACTCGTCGTCTCATGGTGGCTGGAAGTCTAAAACATTTAAGGTTACTAAATACTCAGGTAAGCTTAAGAGCAACGGTGAATTATCAGATCTTAAGTTCTTTGACCCACACGAGATTCCTTGGAAGTTCTTGACTCACTACGCTTGTGAAGCAATATGTGATCATATTAAGGATAAACTTAAGAAATCAAAAGATATTAAACACCTTATCGCATATGAGCAACTACAGAAAAATATAACTAGAACGGGTGGAAGCACTCCACCTAACACTGTTTATGAAGTTACTCACGGTGATGCACTTAAGCTAGTTGGCAACGGCACATTCCGTTTCTTAAAGAAACTTACTGAAGAGATGCAGGACGAGGATCTAAAGGACGTTAAATTTGACTCCTATACAATCCACATCAGAAAACACGTCAATGATGTTTACTCCGGAAGAATCCTAGACGGACACAAACTAATCCACCAATTTACTCAAAAGTCACTTCCAGCAGTTGCAGCTGAGTTGATGAGTGTATTTGAGTGGTACCTACCAGAAGATGAAGAGCAGTTAGAGCTACTAGATGAGAACGACCTATCTAACGACGCAATCGAAGGTGGTCTAAATGAGCTAGTAGACAAATATAAGAAGCACAACCTATCTAATATCTATAGCGAGATGGAAAACATCCGCGAAGAGATGAGACATGGTGTTGCTGTAGATCTACAGCAAGTAGAACAGCGAATGATGTCGTTGTTTGATAAATTAGAAAACGTAGTTACTGATGTTGCTGACAAACATAACACGCTAGGACGAGATGCTGGTTCTGCCATTGATGAGTTAGAGAACAAGCTCGTTACGCTACAGACAAAGATCGAGGAAATGGGTAAGAAGCCCGTCACTGTAGAAGCATTCTCACCCACCCCCAAAGACGATTCAAAAGTCCATTCAGATTTCTATCCTTACCTATCAAAGCCAAAAGTAGTAATTGACCCAAGTGGAAAGATTACCATCTCTTTTGATTCTGATTGGGCATCGATGGAAAGAGAGAACTTCCTAAAAGACATGAAGGCAAAGATAATTAAGAAGAGTTAAACATGATCAACCCAGATGCAGAACTAAATAGGCTTAGATGGCGTCTGCAAGATCTGGGATGGTCTTACTCAGACGTTGATGCCATAATAGAGCAAGCAGAATCTGATGTTGATCAGATCATAGTTGATGTAGTGACTGATGCTGTAGCTAAGGCCACAGACTACGCTATTGATCTAGGCGCTGAAGAGTTTATAGAAGACATGGAAGTGGAAGATTTCGGTGGCTTCTACAGGATAACCACTATAAGTGGAAGAACTGATTTCTCAGAACCTGAGAAAAAGATGTTACCGCACTTACTAGAAAATGCTGAAACAAACCCGGAAACGGGTATAAAGAGTAGGGTTATTCCTGTTGGTGCTAGAGGTAGTAAAAAAGATATCTTCTCTGTAATGCGAGCTCGACAATCTGAGATTACCGCAAAGAGAGAAGAGTTACTACTAAATACAGCTCGCTCTGATCGTGCAGCAATGATGGCAGCGCGTTTCAGAGACATAATAGACTCCAGTCTAGCAGCTCGAAGACAAGAGAGGCAGGCGAGATCAGATACTAGAACGGATGGATCGGAAGTGAAATTCAGAACTGCCTCTAGTACCCAGGATCCTGAAAATGATTGGGTGATACCTGCCAAAGAAATGGACATGACAGGTTTCTTAATGTCGTTGAACACGGAGATGCAGGAGGCTGTCAACTACGCTATTCCCCGCCTTGTAAACATCTACATAGATAATTATAGTTAGGAGAAAAGATGCCACATGTAGTTCCACAAGTAGCATTGCATAGAGTCATACTAGAGGGTATACAGATTCTTAAGCAGAATCCAGATGTGCTAGACGATGTATTTGAATATTATAAATGTCCCGAGATGGAAGCAAGTTACGGACAATCCTATATAGATAAAATAAAAACCTGGTTCACATCAACCAAGATACCCGTTGTGCAAGCGTGGAGCTTAGACCCTACGCAAGCACCACAAATAGCAATTAAACTATCTACAGAACAAGAGGACGAGAGTAAGGCTGCTATTGGTGATCACTTCGCAGATGATATGGATGAAGACGCTAATACAGGTGTATCTCCTAGCGTAGTACAACTAGATATCATGCTTATGAGTAGTAGAAACGGAGATCAGACGCTGTGGCTTTACTACATAGTCTCCTATATCCTACTGAAAAGAAAGAGAAAAGCTGAGCAGTTAGGTCTACAGTTACATACGTTTAGTGCAACCGACTACAACAGGGATAATAATAAGCTTACAGATAATATATGGGTTAGATACATAAGATATCGTTGTGTTGTTCAGAATTTCTGGGCATCTGAAGACTTCATTGATATCAGTGACATAGAGATAGACCTAGATGCAGAAAACGTACCAGGCGACACTATAGTAGATTTGTAGGGTATGTCTTAAGTAACAGCTTAAGTTAAAATAATGTATGAAATATTGAGAGGTAGATATGTCTGACAAAAGATTAAAAGATAGCATTAAGCAGCATGAAGCTCGCAAAAGAGCGGAAGCTATGGAAAAACTTAAAGAAATTAAGACTGTTACTCCAGCAGGTGAAGAAGATAAGATCTCTTTTGATCAGTGGTGGATGATGGTTAATAAAAGTTCACAACTTAAGCCTTGGATGAAAGAGGTCATCTTCGCAGATTTCAAAGGTCGCTCTCTAACTAAGGAAGAGACTGCTGCAAAGTATGACTGGGCACTACAACAGTTTGGATATAAAGCGAACTAATGTAGCCCATATTTTCAGCTAGATAGTGATGTTATAATAGAGATTAGGGGCACTGGAATAACAGAGGCTTAGAAAATAGCTTGTTTTCTATAAGGATTACCCTAAGATAAATAAGCAAATTTTAATGAAGAATGACCTAAAACTTAGGCATTACATAAGGAGTCATTAATGGCAATCAATGTAACTTTTAACGGTGCCACAATTTACAAACCGGGCGCCTACTCAAAAACAACCATCGATCTAGGCGGTGGATTTCCTGTTGGACCAGCTGGACTAATCGCCCTTATTGGTGAATCAGACGCTGGTAAGCCAGGATCTGCTGAGGTTAATCTAGCAGACAATCGTTTCTCTGCAGATCAGCTAATCACTATCAGAAACAAATACGGTAGCGGAAACATTGTTGATGCAGCTAGCATGATGTTTGCTCCAGCAGCCGATGCAGCTATTCCTTCTGGTGCTCAAACTGTTTGGATCTATAAGACAAACAACTCAACTCAAGCTTCTTTAAGCCTAGCAAGTTCATACGGAACTGTAAGAGCTGAAGAGTACGGAGTTGGTGGCAACAGAATCACTTACAAATCAGTTCTAGTAGCTGAAAGCGTTGCTTCACAAGTCGGATCGTCTTTCGATGAGCAAGGCATGGCAGGTACTGAAAGCTTTTCACTTGCTATCGACGGTGGAGCACTTAACACTTTCACACTAGCTGGTGTTCCAACTAATAACGCTGATCTTGCATCTCAGTTAGCTGATGGCGGTAACTGGTCAGGTGGTCTACCTTCTGGATTAACTATCACAGTTGGTGGTGCTGACAACGCTTCCACAATCACTATCGCAATGGATGCTCTTGCAACTCTAAATCAAGAAGGTCGCGGACGATCTTTTGAGATCGCCGGTGCTAATCCTTCTGACTTCGGTCTTACTGCTGGACTTCAGGTTGCAGCTCTTGAGCCTAACGTAACAATTACGCTAGATCAAAAGAGAGATTTGATTCAGGAAGAAGAGCAACTGGGCGGAAACATCGTCCTAGAGATCGGATACAATGGAACTGCTGGCGGAACTTCTGCTTCAGTTAATATTACTGATACAGCTATCGAGCTAAAGCAAGATGCTGCGGTAACTCACACATTCGCAAAGAGCTCTTTCAACACTATTAAGCAGATCGCTGATGAGATCAACTTAGCGACTTACGCTGGCTGGACTGCTTCAGTCTCTGACGCTGTTTACAATCAGCTATCACCTGATACTCTAGATCATGTAAGTGATATCGGTGCTCTTTCTGCTGCTGGTGAAAAACCTGCACGAATCAAGAAAGACTCTGATGATGTACAAGATTTCTTTGAGAATTCTACACTAGCATCTATCGCTTCTCAATCTGAAGTCGGTCTTCCTGATGCAGAATCTGAGATTTCGCTAACTGGTGGAGCTAAAGGTGGAACTACTACAGCCGATATCTTAGCTGCTCTTCAGAAGTTTGAAAAATTCCATGTTAACTTCATCGTGCCTCTATTCTCTAGAGACGCAAGCGATGATATTGCAGATAACTTAACTGACGCTACTTCAGCCTATACAATTGATGGTATCCATCAGTCAGTTAAGACTCACATCTCTCTTATGAAGACAACTAAGAAGAGATCTGAGCGCCAAGGTATGCTGTCATTTAAAGGATCTTTCGTGGATTGTAAGACAAAAGCTGGCGAATTATCAGATGGTCGACTACAGTTGATGATTCAAGATGTTCGTCAAACTGACTCATTAGGAACTGTTCGATGGTTCCAACCTTGGGCATTAGCATCAATTATCGCTGGCGCGAGATCAGGTGCTCCTATAGGTGAGCCAATGACATTTAAGTTCATGAACGTAGCTGGTATCCGCCATACCGCACAATCCATGTCTACCGCTGATGAAGATATCGTGATCGATTTTGATCCGGATCTACAAACAGACGAAGCTATCCAAGCAGGTCTAACCTTCTTAGAAGCTCCTCAAACTGGCGGATTCAGGATCGTCGTAGATAATACTACTTATGGAATAGATAACAACTTTGTCTTCAACCGTGGTAACGTTCTATACGCTGCAGACATCGTAGCTTTCAACTTCAGAAATGCTCTTGAAAGTCGATTCGTTGGTCGCAAGAACACGATCACAGTAGCTGACGTCACTGGTTTCGCAACCAGCGTGTTGAGCAACTTCTTAGCGCAAGGCATCATCGTTTCTAC